TACATATTTGTCAATATTTTGTATTAAATCAATTGGAGCACCTTTAAACTCCTGAGATATGTAATATTGTGATAAGAATTCAGAAACTAACGGAAATTCTTCCCTAACATATGAAGGAAGTTGATTTTGTACGATGTTACTGAACTTGATTCTTGTTTCTGTCATTATCTTACTAGATTTCCGTTAGTGTAGCTTGATGTTACGATATAATTTGATGCTGATGGATCTAATCCAGAAGATATTTCATCAACAACCATTTCAAAATTGCTGTTATTAATATCTAGTTGCAAATATAAATCCTGTAATCCAATAATATCATTTGATTGTGGAACAACAGAGATTTCTATAATAGACTGTCCATCTTTAACTTTGGCAGATGTAATATTGATGGGATTTAATGTAATAACTCCCTTCACATAGTCAATTTTTCCAACATTTCTGCGTACAATTGTCGCAGTAGTTGAAAATGTAGATGGAACATTGAATAGGAATATGGAACCTGTTGTTCTATTAGTATCTGGAATGTCGGAAAGATAAAGATCTTGCTGAATACCAGCAATTCTAAATTTGGATGATTTTATATTGTATCCATCCATACTACTAATATGAAACTGATTTCCAAATCCAATAGAATATTCTGCAAAAGTATTTAAAACAATTCTAAGATCTCTTCTCATTTGAATCTTAGTAATATTTGATGTGACCGACATATGCCCATCATCTATGATTTTCAAAAATTTACTATATTTAAATCTTGCACCATATCTATTTAATTCAGTAGATTCAGCATATTTATTTGCATTTGATTGAATGATACTAGAAACATATGCTGCATTTGGTGCAAGATTTGTATTGTAATAAATTTTTGAATCAACTTCAATATAAAGATATTTTAGATCCAAAATTTCAGGAACAATTCCTGCAACTGCATATTTTTTTAATTTGAGTTTTATATTTTCTTTGATTAAATTTGGAAGAAAATCCCCAGTTCTTGGTTTGATACTAATAAAAACTTTTCCATATTGTGGTGGAACAAGTTCCTCTCCACCAAATACGGAGATTGATTCTGTATCTGGATAAATTTTTGCTGGTATTAGAGTTTCATAATCATTTGCTGTTAAGGCTCTATTTTGAGAAGCATATATTCTAGGTGCATACTTTTTGATAGAATCTACAGACTCTATATTTTCTCCACCCGATGCCATCAAACCGGTTGTTAACAAAGAAATTCCAGAGGTTACAACATACTCTGTTGAATTTCTTGTGTATGCTAACCTTCCGGAAAAACTAAATTGATTGACTCCATTTCCACTGTCTCCATTTGTTGCAATATAAGATACCTCAATATAATTTCCATCCGAAAGGGCCTTTCCAAAGAGGTTATCTCCAAAAAATAATTCATATCTTTCATCTTCAATTTCTTGTAGAAAATAAACTTCAGATTCTTTGTCAATAGCAAATAGGCTATCCTGAAGACTATATTTTACAGAAGGAGTTTGTGGTGAAGAATTTGACTTAACAATTACAGAAATTAAACTTGTATCAATACCACTATTTGGCAGTACAAATCTTTGATTTGGATTTCTTGTACTATAAGTAAAACTCGAAGTCAGTAGAGTTCCTTCATAGATTTCAAGATCTGTGAAGGTTGCAAAACCATCTATTACTGGAACAGTAACATCTTCTAAAATGGAAAAAATAAAAGACTGATTGCCAAAAGAACCAGAAGTACTTGCAATCGGACCTTTCTTTAATGTTAGTGAAGCTGGAGTTGGATTAATATTTGTGGTATCAACAAAAAAAGTTACAGTTGCTCTTGCTGATTTCTTTGAACGAGGAATATATCCAATATTTCTTGCCAGTGCAACAACATTCTCTCTCAGTGTTGCACTATCAATGAATACCTCATTTGCCACCATATTGACATTGTATGAAGTAATATAGGTATTATATGCCAGAACATCAAGAATCGTCGAAAGATTGGATCCCTCAAAATCATAATCCGTAAAATTGGAATTTGATTTTAAATAGTCTTTAAGTGTAGTTTTAATCTGGTCAAAATCCAGATTTGTGAAGTTTACTAAGGGCATTTACCTGATTATCTGGTAGGTTGCAGAACAAACTGTAGTTGTTGTGCAGGAACGTCTGCACCAATGATTCTGTAGTTGATTGTTACATCAAATGCACCAATATCATAATCAGGAGTTGTATTCACTTCAATTAATTGAATTCGTGGCTCATAGTTATTGAGTGAATTTTGAATTTCATCACGAATAATAGATGCAGAAATATCATCAACGTTCTCAAAAAGAGTTCTATTTACCCTGGAACCAAAATTTTGATTAAAAAATTTCTCTCCGGGAAGAGTAAGAACTATATTACGAATAGAGCGAGCAATTGCAGTTTCATTTTTCAGGGCAATCAAGTCCAAATTCAGGGGATTTACCTGAAATGACATACTAATGTCTCTGAAACCTTTACTGATCCGCTCTAGTGGCATTGAATATTGTAAATCTATCTTATTTATTCGTCAAAATTCGGTCAATGGAATTGGTTCAGTACCATATTCCCAGTCATCATAGTCATCATCATTGCGAATTTTTTCGTGAAGTTCATTTTGCACCACAAAATCGTGTTTTTTAGGAGTTAAATCGTCATTATTGATTTCACGAAGCATTTTTGATGGCGTTTTTGTATAGTCAGTGATTAATTTTTCGGTTCCCCACATCTCTCTCATATAATTTTTGTCTCTATCTGAAGGTTTTCCCATTTTTTCTCCTGATTTGTTGAAAATCAGAACTTTTAAAGGGGTTTCTATCCCTTTTGAATTAAATCATAGTCATCTTGAAGAATTTCTCTTAGATATTCTTCACTCCAGTTGTCATAATAATCAGTTTTTGCCAATTTTTTTCTAAATTCACGTAGTTCTTCTTTTGGTTGAGCTAAAATTAGATTGTAAAGTCCGTTATTGGTCTTTATATCTTTTATGTAGGTATCATAGGAAGCACAATCCTCAAAAAATTTCCATTTATCATACCTTTCATTATAAATTTTAACCCATCTCTGAACCTCTGGAAGGTCAAATGAGTTCTCAATGACATATATGATCACCTGATACCCTTCGACCGGCACAATGGCGCCCGCAGCGCACTCAACAATCAGATATCTTGCCTTTGCTGCAAATGGGCAGATAGAAAAATTACCTAATTCCTTTCTTACCTTTGATACTTCTTTGATCCATTTGCGAACGTTTCTTTCGACCTCAGATTCTTTCATTGGATTGGTTCTTTCTATTGGGTCTTCTTCAAGCGAGAAGCGGCGGAGCGCGACTATAATTATAAAGCACATAAGTACTTATCATAAAAAAGCACTCAGAGAAACTCTGAATGCCTTGAGAGAGATTATTTACCCTGTCCTCGGGATGGTTTTCGTGCCTTGTTTCTGCTGGTTGCAGTATACTTTGTATGCTTTCCATCACCCTGTCGAGTATTCTTTGGATGAGAAGCAATACCTTCTGAACCACTCAGTGATTTTCGATTTGCTGCCATAATTAAATTTCCTCCATTTCAAGTTCATTCGGATTAATATCTTCCCCGGCATAAAATTGTTCGGAGAAGTCTTGAAGAATCTCACTACATTCTTCGGCAGTGAGATTCATATAAATTTTACGCCCTTTGTATAAAAGATTGTAAAGTTTTTCTTTCATCAGATTACACGAGTCTTCTCGTGCCCGACCCGAATGCGAGGATCGCACCAGATCTTGAAACCTTCCTCAATTGCATCCAGACAGAATGAGACATCTTCCCCACACATATCTTGTACGGCACCCGATTCAAAAACCTGCATCTTCGGCGCAAACCAAGGATATTCAAGATTTTCAAATACTCCCTTCTTAATCAGTACCCAACCAAAACCAGTATAATCAACAGTGAATGGCTTCTTACGCTTGGAGATAGAATCTACGGTCTCGTGATTCATCACACCACCATTCTTGCGGAAGTCATCTTCTTCCAACCAGTGCGCGACTGAGGTTGTGTGACCATCCTCTGTGGCATACCACCCGGCAGTGATTTCACGTTCTGTGCCATCCTCAGAGAGTGAGAGATCACACAATTGCCAGAACTTGTTTGAATCAAATACAATGTCACTATCAATCCAGAGTTGATAATCATACTGAAGTTTTCCGTCCCAGGGAATTTGCTTGGGACCACGTAGTACATTTGCACCAAGACACTTACAACGGGCAAAATTCACCATTGATGAATAGTCTTGAGAAATTTGAATACTCATTCCGTTTTGTACTAAATCAAAACAGAGTTGAACGAATGCCTTGAGAAAGATAAAAGAGCACCCGCGACCGGGCAAGCAGAATACTATGCTCTTTCCGCGCATACGCTCTTTGATTGCTCCGTAATCCCACTCCTCTGAGGTGGGCTTTGGAGATGTTGCTTTAACAGTAAATCCTTTTGCCATAAGTTTCGAAATCAATTCAGTTCAATTTTAACAGTTTATATAGTACTTGTCAATTTTCAGTGAGAAGAATTTGTGGATACTTCTTTATTGACAATCAGTTCCTCATAGGATAGGTCGTCGGCAGTATAGTCGGTCTTCATTAGACCTACCAGATTGTTCAGAGTGCTCCAGGTGGTGGTGAACTCTTCTTCTTTGATAGAATGAAATAGACATCTATCCTTTGCGTATATGTGATATATTTTTTCGTTTTTGGGCATTTTTTTCTGGGCAAAATTTTTTTGTTGCAAATTATTTCACAACCGCATTATATATGAGAGCAAATAAAATACCCAGAGGCACAAAAACTATTCGTGGATATCTGATGCACCAACCGGCAAGAACAACCTTCCAGAAGTTCCAGTATGGTGTTCTTCTGCGGTAGTATGAGGACATTTTTTTCTGTGAGGAATTTTTTGAAGAGCGTGATATTTAGCTGTCTGATTGTCACCTTTGTAGGTTAGGAAGGACCCTTTTTTTATAACCGCAACGCCCGCCAACGCCATCAACAACCAACCGCAAAACACTGCCAAACGCTGTCATTTACGCATCACCCTATGTGATACTCATATCATAACATAAGGCGCCCCCCAGTGTCAACATCGCTGACGCTCTGTCTAACGACCAGAGGGCACACAGTGAGTTATATCAGTCCAGAGTAGAAATACCAAGAATAGACTCAATCAGTGGCGACTCGATATAATCGAAACCACTCACATTATCAGCAACGAGTGCATCGAGAATGCTCAAGATTTCTGCGCCAGTGTTACCTTGAGCCAGAAGTGAAAGCATTACAGACTTGGACATAATAACGAAGAAGAGTGTTAGTCAGAGTGTGAACAGTGAGTGTCTATTAGAGGGCGCATCTCATTCCCTTGGTGTTATGCCAGACGCATAGAGGAGAAGAAAGGAACAACTGCAAATTTACCGTTGCCAGTATACAGTTTAGCGAACCAAGTGTATGCCTTTTGAAATACAC